GTTAATAACCCTGCAGGAATCTGTCGATTGTAATAATTGTGGAAAAGCAATCTACATACTATCTAGAATATGTAATTTTTCAGTAGTGTCAAGAGAATGGTGCATTTCATAACCGTTCTTGTTACTAAGTGTTAGCACTTTTTGATAGTGTCAACGGATGATTTGTACTAAAGATACTTCTTACTGTTGTAATTAGCAATTTTTAAGTTTTTGTCTATATTTCCACACCCCTTAAAAAGAGTACTTATAGCCACCTATTTCAATAGCACGGAGAATATTTCTTCGTCTTTTCTAAGTACTAATGTACAACAAGTGTGGTATTCCAATCTACAGATTGGGATGTATTCACGGATATCTTAAATAGATTCCACAAACACCCGCTTTTTGCGGTCAAACTTTCCCTAGTTTAATAATACTGAATTAGGCGTGTCACTAACTGTACGCAGAGTGATTCGAAAAGACCAGTTTTTATGTTTATCCAGGGTTCACTGGTCAGATTTTGAACCCAAGAGAATTTTAAGCTGTATACAGCGCTACTATAGTTATTTGGTGTAGTAGGTCTATTTGACAATCCCGAATACCGTGAAACAATACAAGATATTGCCGCGTCCCAAATTTAAAAGGCCGGTAGCTAATCAGTCACTATACTCGCGAATTGAGCAGTCATGCGTACACGGACGTATGATGGTATATACTGTGCAAATTCTTTTTAGCAAATTGAACCGTACGTGGGGTGCAATCGCGCACACCATCCAACCCCCTTCATATTACTCAGCCGCTTGCGGTGAGCAACCCTTAGGGCTCACAATTGAGTAACACGATTTCGTATCACCATATCAACAGATTTTGGTGTAGAATAGGAAGGACGAACCCCAGCAATGGCGTGGGGGTGCTACTTCGGAGGGAACATTCAAGTTTTCGGGGCATTTTATGCCGCGACTTGAACGCTGTACGTAACTAACATTAGAAACATGAGTACAGCTTTGAGTCAAAAAATTTCAGGAGGAAAGGATTCCGGTAAGGCCGGAGGAGGTTTTTCAGGAGGAAAGGATTCCGGTAAGACCGGAGGAGGAAAACAAAGGATTAGGGTTACCAAGGATTACGGTCCATATGACAACTTCTCTGAAGCTTTAGAGCACGGAGGAGAAGTCAAAACTGTTTTCCAAGGTACGTACAAATGCTGGCGTTGTAATGCCAGCGGCAAAGTGTCGTTTGATCCTACTGATGTAGGATATTCCAGTCCCCAAAAGACGACACTGTCGGAGAGCAAAATCAGGGAACTGGGAAAGAGATGTTCAACTCTTTCGCTCAAAAATAAAAGAAAGACCAACGTTGCCAGCAGATTGCTGGCAAATTCCGTGCAGATGCAAAAGAGAATCGAATTATTAGAAGCTCAACTTACGAATTTAGGCGTCAAGCCTGAAGGGTTCCTAGGAGTTTCTGAGTTTCTCAGGGGAAAGGCTAAAGATGTGGTTCACACAACTGAAGTCAAAGCATTTAAATGCTTCAATGACCTGATTAAGAAACGTGCCGATTCTGTGGACTGGACTCAAGTTATCTCCAATATCGGAGCTTTGTGCATGAGTCTTTCCACTTGCAATGATGGATTTGATGTTGTGGTCCAACTGTCAGCAGAATTACTGCGGCGTTCTCATTTTCTTCTTGGAGAGATATCCAACGTTTCCACTACGTTTAAGGATTTTCTAATCCATGAAGCAAATAAGAGTGAGGATGTGAAGCCAGAGGGAGCGTTTCAGCCCGTATTAGACTTTATGAGTCGTCGGGAGATGTACGTTGACCAAGAGTCAGCTCCCCCAGTCATAGCATTTGTTAAAGATGCCGTGGCTTGCGTCACTTTCTTCATGATGGCAGAGAGAACTGCTGATGACGTCAACGAGGACTACGTGATTAAATGGCTTCGTGCCTACAGAAATCAGCGCGCACATGATATTTTTGATTGTGCGTACCAATCTGTGTACACGTTTTTCGAGTTCTTGGACACTTGGCATGATTGTGGAGTTAGCCTCTCAGTTAAGAGACTTTTCTCCTGCAACAGCGTCGCCCTTGATTTAGCCGAACTTGAGGCTGAATTCACGTACTTCTCGTTAAGAGATGAGAAGAAATTGGGCAAAACGTTGCAGCAATACATCAGTGATGTCAACAACACAGTTAATGAATCATTGCTTGCATCAAAGCACGCCACGGCTCGAGTATCAACACGAGTCAGGATGGAAGCTCTGTACACAAGAGCAAAGGCTTTGCAAGTCAAAGTTGATCTTGATTACGCTCAAGAGATTGTCAGGGAACAACCCTTTGCATGGGGAGTTTATGGAGTTCCGCGTTGCGGTAAATCCATGATTTTCTCAGCCGTCAACAGAGCTATCGGATCAGTGGGAGAGTTTCCTACGGGAGAGCCAAACTACTTTCACCACAATCAGGATGATGAATATGCAAGTGGTTACAACAACAATATCACTGTTTATCTTGCTGATGACGTGGGCAATGCACCAGAAGTGAATGGCAAAACTCCCGAGATGTCGTTCTGCATCAAGCTCATCAACAATGTGCCGTACATCACGGTTCAAGCTGAGCTGCATAAGAAAGGCATTATCTCCGCAAAACCGAAGATTTTCACGATGACAACGAATCATGCGCAATTTGCGATCCCACAGGCTACAACCTGTTTGGAATCTTATGCGAAACGATTCATTTTGAGTGCAGCTAGAGTGAAGAAAAAATACGCGAATCCAGACGGTAGCCTGAACAAGGTTGCCGCCAAGGGTGCTGGCATTTATGACACGCATGATTTCGGTATTTACACTCTCGCCGCATCATCCAAGAAGTCAAAATCGTGGAAGATTGTGTCAGATGAACGTTTTCCGGGACAATCTTTGGTCAAAGACGGTGTGATTCAGTACACTTTGGATGGACATCAATTTACGCAGTTCATGGCCTATCAGGCTAAGGTTCATTACAAGGATCAATCTGCGTACTTGTCCAGATCCAAGGAAATTAATGTCACGCCATGTTGTCCTCGATGTGGTTCATTATTGAAGTATGCACGCTGTCAAGTGTCTGAAGATGGAGTAGTTCAATGCTCCAGCGCTTATGACATGGACTTCGATATCGTGCCGGAGGGGTTTGAGATGCCTTCGGTCACGGTTTTGAATGCCATCATGAACAGCGCAATTTTTTCGTACACAGAAGCTTTCGTTGATTTGGACAACAATGTCTCGGTTTTCCGTGCGTGGCTTGCTCCATGCACCAACTACGTGTGCAATGCGGTTTTATCGCATAGCGTAGGGCCTTGGGGTCTGGTATCGATGCACACGGCTATGGTTGGAGGAGTGCTAGTGATTTGGTCACACGTCACAGTTAAAATTTACGTGAAGTATTTACACTGCAAAGTGTTGATGTTTCTAGTGAGCTGTGTCATTTCTGGTCTTCACGAAGAATGGGAAGATGTGATGGTAAATGCCTTTATGGCAGCCTACAATATTATTGTAGGCAGTTTGATGGCTCGTGTGTCCTTGTCTATAGTGCAGAACGTTTGGTTGTGGTTTAGAGGTTTACTCAAACGAGTGTTCCTTAAGGAGATTAGCAACAAAGCTGGAGAACAATTGGTTCAGGTGTTGACAGGCGGAACAGTGATGGCGATTGCTATCACTTGCATGAATGTCATGAGGAAGTACAATACACTCCCTCAAGGCAACATTGTCGATCCCACTCCACAAGACATAGTGAAGAGGTCCAAAGAGACCAATGAGTGGGCAGCAGTCGCTCATAAGCCAGTCTTTGTGGCACCAGCCATAAGCTCTCCACAGTTCCAGGCAGAAAACGCTCTCAAGAACAATTTGGTGGCAGTGTACGTTAACGGCGAACATTGTACATATGGTCAGGCATTAGGTAGAACTGAGATTCTTCTTCCCTATCATTCATTTCGGGCTATCACGTCTGATTTCGGTAGGCGAGAGATGGTCATATCTGTTGGCAATGAACCCCATGCTACATCGCGCATGCGAGTATTGTGGCGTGGATTTGCAGTAGTTCCCACTTGCCCTGATTTGTGCGTCGTTATCATTGCTAAGTCAATGCCAGTCACCAGTAAGTTTTTGGATCGAGTAGCATCCAGTGTAGACAATTTGCGGTTTGCAGAAGTCGTAGCGACTTTTCCCCGGCTTCCTGAAGAAAAGAGACGCGTGGAGACCATGTGGAACACCACTATGGTTACGAACAACGCATCTACAATGGAAGGTCAGTGTGCACTGGGCTCCACTCTTACAGGAGTGCCTTCTCAAGCTGGAGATTGTGGGATCGCATATTATTTGAAGAGTTCACCTGGTTGCATTGTGGGAATCCACTGCGGAGGAAGACACAGCATTCTCAAAGGAGATTCCGGAGTTGCGTTTGGTATTACCAGAGACATTTTGGAAACTTCTATTGTTCGAGCTAATGAAGATGTCATTGATCGTGAAACGGTACCTGAATGTGCAATTTTCAAGGCGCCATCTCCCAAAGTGGAGAAACTGGTAAGTTTTCACAGTGTCGACACGGGTGAAGAGTTGGATATGGGCGCTTCTGATACAGTGCACCCTCGTTCATTCACTCACTTCGTGCCACAAGACATTCCATTGGCTTGTGATGCCATGGTCACGTATGGACACATTGACAAGTTGCGTGGGAAACCCACAACTAGAGTAATGAAGACTCCTTTGTCTGATTGCTTGACAGAATTGGGTTGTCCCCCAGTGCATTTCCCTCCCAAGTTTAAGGCTGACAGGGCTTATGCTATTGCGGCACAGAAAGCTTACGCTCATACTGGACAGCAAATGGATCCAGCATGTCTCGCAGAAGCTCAAGTGCAGTACATCACGCATCTGAAACCTAAGATTCACGCTTATAAAGAGAGCGGAGCCTTCGTGTGTGAACCACTGTCGCTGTATGAGAGTCTCAACGGAAACAAATTAGAGCATCTTCAACATCACCGGTTTATCAACCAGATGCCCCCTGACACTTCATCAGGCTTTGGGTGCAAATATCCCAAGCATGAATACTTTGAAGTGGTTACGCGGGACACTGATGGAGCAAAACTTTTTGAGGCTGGCGATAAGCTAGAAGCAGAGTTCTCCAGGATCAACCAACGTGCTCTCGAAGGAATTCGATCTATGCCTACAGTTGTTGGATGTCTTAAAGACGAACCGACACTACAGGAAAGTATTGACAAAGGAAAATATCGAGTCTTCACTGTGTTTCCGTTCTGTTTCAATTTGGTTCTTAAGGCGTATTTCATGCCGGTTGCAAACATGTTGTACTCGTATCCAATTCATTCGGGTCTCGTGCAAGGTGTCAACACTCTGAATTATGAGTGGACTCAGATTCATCAAGCAGTCGTCGAGTATTCGCCCAATATTATCGCTGGAGATTACAGCGGTTGGGACATCTGTCTGAGCGGACAATTCATTCGCGCGGCAGGCGAGATATTATGTACCGTTGCCCGAGAAATGGGATATCAGGACGAGTACTTGCTTGCCATGTGGACTCTTGTGTGTGATTTAGCAGACAATTTTATGGTTTTTAACGGCACAGCGTTGTCTACTGATTCATATTGGACATCAGGGAATCAGCTCACAATTTGTCTTGGAGGACTTGCAAATGTGCTCCATTTCATCACAGCTTTCGTTAGGAAGTACATGTTGGAAGGTAGAGTTCCGGAGAATTTTTATTCATACAACAGACTTTCAACCTGTGGTGACGACAATTTGTGCGCTACGAAGAAAACTTGGTTCAACATGCAGTACCTGACGAAGCACTTTGCATCCATGAAAATGGTGTACACTGATGACAAGAAGCGACAAGCGTCCGTCCTCTTCATATCGCAAGAAGAAGCAAATTTGTGCAAGCGGAAATGGAGAGTTGAGGAAGCGTTTGATTCCATCATGGGATCTCGATGCTACTTGGCTCCTTTAGACATCAACTCAGTAATGCGACCTATGCATTGCATGTTCCGGCCTAAGGAAGAAGCTCTTATTCCAAAGAATTTGGAGAGTGCTATTTCCAACACTCTTCGTGAGTTGGCTAGACATGAAAGAGGGATTTTTGAGAAATACAAGAATATCCTCAAAGTCGCAATTGAAAAGAGTGATTTACCATACAGTCTCTATGAGGTGTCTGGCGGTGAGCGGTCATATGATGATTGGCTTGAACTCTTTGCTGAAGATTTCAAGAATTGCTATTTGCCTTGGAAGATCCCCGAGCATGAAGGGTTTGTCCCTGAATGTAGAGCTCCATCGTACCTGCGACACGAACATGAAGATGCTTCTGAGACCACCCAGGTTGAAATTACGCATGTGGAGTCCAGATTTGTCAACAATGGTGAAGGTTATAATTCGTTTAGCGTAAATCCGCTTTTGCGTCTTCCTTTCATTAATCATACTGACAGATTTGTGCCGTACCCAAGTGGTATGCGAACATTTGTGACTCAGCACCAGGAATACAACGAGCATAGAACTACAGTTTCTGCCGAAGTGTTCTTGGTGGTCGGATCTTATGGCACAGTCTTGCACTTTACTAAGACAGCCGCACGTCATGAGTCATATGGAGCCATGTCTCTTGTGAATCACAGCCATCGAACATACTTCCACAAAATGGGAGTGTTGGTCTTAATTTATTTGGACTTCGGGTTCGGTCCAGATGAATTTTCACTTTATCTCTTGTGGGATGATTGTATCAGCCCACATGTAGACATCGTAGCACAAGATCTTGCAGCCTTCAGATCGCTACGAGTAGAATCCGAAGAGACTTTTGAAGGATACAATCCTGAAGGAGCTCACATCAAAGAAGCTGCACAATTCCACTCGCCTGGTTACCATTCGAAAAATCCGTCGAAAGGCTTGCGAGTCGTCTTATTATTGGTAATGGTAGCATTGTACCTGACGCAGTCAATGCTCAATTCACTTTGCGTTAACAACGAACAAGAAAGCAACAACACGGCACCAGTGCCGAAACATGAAATAGTTCATATCGAGACGAACGATCCCGACGTGGACGCGATGCAAAGTTCCAGCGGTCTACAGACAAAGTCTGTCAGCTCGTATCATACTAATGACGGGTTTTTCAAGCGACCAGTGAAGATCCTTACAGTGACGTGGAATGTTGATGAGGTGCTTAATCTCAGATTCAATCCATGGACGTTATTTTGTGAGGACTCTAGAATCATTAATCGTTTGGCCCATTTCACGTTGATGCGTGCTTCGATGAAAGTGCAATTCCTTTTGAACGGAAACGCCTTTTATCTTGGCAGATTGATGGCTTCGTACGTGCCACTTCATACTAATGACGACAATTTTTCGTTCAATGGTGGTGATTTGGCCACGTACATAACCGCGAGCCAGCGTACACATGTGATGTTGAACCCCACAAATTCAAGTGGTGGTGAAATGCATCTCCCGTACGTGTATCCTCGGGATTACATCCACATTCCGTCCCAAAACTGGGATGACATGGGTGAAATTCTTATGGGTAGTCTAAATCCACTTCAGCACAGTAATGGGTCTACAGAATCATTAGTGATAACTGTAATGGCCATGATGGATGATTTTGAGCTATTAGCTCCTACGTCCGTCGTGCCTGGCAGAATCACTCCTCAAGGTCCTGACGAATACGGCATGGTTTCAGGACCTGCCCACACTGTAGCGAAGTGGTCCGGAAAGTTAGCAGACGCTCCTTACATTGGAAAATTTGCTCGAGCTACAAGTCTAGCAGCTAGTGCTGTTGGAAATGTCGCTCAAATTTTCGGCTTCTCGCGTCCGCGCATGTTAGAGAGGAAGAACATTTTTTATGGTCCCGAGTTGGCTGTCACTGACACGTCCGACAATATTCCTACTCTCGCGCTACACGCAAAGAAAGAGGTGACAATCTCAGGTGAGGCTGTTTTTGATAACGGCCAAGACTCTATGGCATTGGTCCCACTAGCAATGAAAGACAACTATTTGACTACGTTCGAGTGGACTCCAGAAGATGCTCCAGAGGCTCACCTATTTTCAGCAGCAGTGCGTCCACTACAATGTGGAGTTGCTGATGGAAAAGTTCATCTCACGACCCCGGCATGGGTGAGTGGTCCTTTTTCTTATTGGACAGGAACTATTATTTTTAGATTTGAA